TGTGTGGGTGTGTGGCCGTGGGTCAGGGCGGCCGCCTGGCGCTGGCTCGTGTGGGCAATCGGGCCGGCCTGTCTCGCTTCGCGCAGGGTCCTCCCCCATGGGGGTGGCGGCCGCGGGTGACGGCGGTGGCACCAAGTGACCAGCGACCGGGGAAAAAGCGCGGACTTGATTTGTTTTTCGATACTTCGAGGTAAATGCCGAAATTCTGATGGCGAATGGATAAACAACATGAACTACCCTCTGAAAAACTTCGCGGATTTTTGGAAATTCGACTCGAGGCAAGTCGGTCTCGCGATCAAGTGTCCCAACTGCGGCGAAGCGTGCATGGCGTTTTTCAGAAACCCCATCGGTGGAGGAGCGCCGGCGAAAACGCAGGGCGACATGTGGGACCGGACTGGCGAGACGCTCGAGACTCTGTCGCTCGCGCCGAGTTTCCGGGCGACCGGGCACTACCACTCCTGGATTAAGAACGGGGAACTGCAGGTCGATTCGCCCTTCTCATGCGAAAAGAGAAACTAGAAAAGCCGCGCGTCGTCGGCATCAAGCAGCTCGCGCAAATCCTGAACCTTACCCCGAGCCGGATTCAGCAACTCGTCCAGGAGGGCCTGCCGAAAAAACTACGCGGGAAGTACGACCAGGACATCTGCGTCGGCTGGTACATCCGCTACCTCCAAGCGCTCGTCGAGAAAAAAGCAATCGTCGGCGAGGGCGGCGCCGTGCTCGCGAACGAACGGGTGGAGCGGCTGCGGCTGCTCAGTGCTGACGCGGATCTGCGGGAGATCGAACTGGCACGGGAGCGCGGCCAGCTCGTCGCGATCGAGGACGTCGAACACGAGATGGCGGATCTGATTCTCGTCACGAAAGCCAGAGTGCTCGCCGTGGGCGCGCGCGTCGCGCCGATGCTCGTCGGCGAAAACTCGCGGGTCATGATTCAAGCGGTGATCGAAAAGGCGCACAAGGAAGCGCTGTCGCAGCTCGCGAAGAAGGAGGCCGGAGCGTGAACAATGCCGAGAGCCGAACTCACGAATCGGCGATGGTCAACTTCCAGTCGATGCTCGCCCGCGTGCGCGAGCATTTCAACCCTCCGCCTGATATCACGATCTCGGAGTGGGCGATGCGGAATCGAACGCTTCCCAAGGGGACGACCAGCCGGCCTGGACCCTTCCGGCCGGAGGTCTTCCAGATCGAAATGATGAACGTGATACTCGATCCGAACGTGCACGAAATCGTGGTGATGAAGTCAACGCAGGTCGGATTCACCGACGCCGTCCTGCTCAACGATATCGGCTACTACATCGACTCGGACCCCAAGCCGCTCATGCTCGTCTACCCAACCATCGACAACGCGAAGGACAAGGGAAAGAAGGTCATCACTCCGATGATCGACGCGTGCCCGGCGTTGCGGCACAAGATCAGGTCCGCGACGTCGCGGCGCCCGGGGAACACGCTGGCGTTGAAAGAATTCCCCGGCGGGTTTCTGAAATTGACGGGCGCGAATTCTGGCGCGGGGTTGCGGTCCGATCCTCTTCCCCTGGTTTTTTTCGATGAGATAGACGGATACCCGTTAGATGTGGAGGGCGAGGGCGACCCTATCGCGATCGGGTCCAGGCGCACGGACGCCTATCCCGACTTCAAGATCGTGAAGGGCTCGACGCCGGCGAAACCGAAAGGTGTCTCCCCGATCGAACGGGATTTTCTGCGAAGCGACATGCGCCGCTTTTTCGTGCCGTGCCCTTTTTGCAATCACGAACAGGTGCTGTGGTGGAAGGACCCCGTCACAAAGGAATACCGGCTCGTCTACGAGACGAACGCCGACCACCAGGTCGTACCTGGCAGTGTCGCGTTCCTCTGCGCAGCCTGCAAAAAACGGATTCCCGAACGGTTCAAGCAGCAGATGCTCAACGGCGGGAAGTGGATCGCGGAGATGCCCGGGCGGCCGATCGTAGGCTTCCACATCAACGCGCTTTATTCGCCGTGGCGAGAAAACTGGCCGGCGCTCGCGCAGGAGTGGCACGAAGCGAACCAGGAAAAGAACGTGGAGAAGCTCCGCGCATTCATTAACCTCCGCCTCGGCGAAACATGGGAAGAGGAAAGCGACGCCGTCGAGGCCATCGCACTGAAATCGCGGCTCGAGGCGTACAAAGCGGAAGTACCGGACGGCGTGGGCCTGCTCACCGCGAGCGTCGACGTCCAGAACGACCGGCTCGAATGCGTGGTGAAGGGATGGGGCGACAAGGAGGAGTCGTGGCTCATCGCCTATCAGCAACTGTTCGGCGATCCAGGCCAGGAAGAAGTGTGGAACGAACTCGACTCGTTTCTCGTCTCAACGTGGGAGCATGAGTCCGGCCAAAAGGTGAAACTCTCTTGCACCATGATCGATTCCGGCGGCCAGCACACCGACTCCGTCTATCGGTTCGTCCGCGCACGGCAGAACCGCAAAGTCTTCGCGCTGAAAGGCTCGAGCGAATCCGGGAAGGAAATTCTCGGGAAGTTCTCGGTCAACAATCAGTACCGGGTCAAACTGTGGAGCATCGGGACCGACACGGCGAAGGACCGCATCTTCGCGCGGCTCAAGATCCCGACCGCCGGTCCGGCGTTCATGCACCTGCCCGATTTCATCGAGGAAGAATACCTCCTGCAACTCACGGCCGAGAAAGCGGTGCGACGCTACCGCCGCGGCCGCGGCACAATCCGGGAATATGTGAAGACGCGCGCAAGGAATGAGGCGCTCGACCTCGAGGTCTACGCGCTGGCGGCGCTCTACGTCCTTGGGCAGGCTGTGATTCGCAAGCTCGGAGAGATGGCCGCGGCGCTCCGGCTACCTCCTACGGAGCCAGGCGGCGGGCAAGAGGGCGGCTCTGGCGGGTCATCAGGGGGTCCAGGGCGCGCCGGCGACGGGTCATCCTGGGTCCAAGGATGGCGCTAGTTAACCCTTTTTCTTCAAATTCGCGAGGTATTGGACAATCGCTTCCCGTACCAGAAATCCTACAGAGCGCTGATTCTCTCGGCCGAGCGCCTCCAAGGCTGCTTTCTGCTGAGGCTCTATAAGAGCGAAGATCCCAACCTTGCCGTTTTTGTGCTTCTTCTTCTGCTGCATGTCCCATCTTTGTACTCCCCTAAGGCTATATCTGTCAACACTAGTACCGCTAGAACGTCCTGTGGTACTTCGGTACCATATACGCAACGATAGATACATATATAATGTCTATAGGTTGTTAAAGAGGGCCAAAGGAATGAAGACCAAAGCGACAAAGACATACAGAGAATGGGAAGAGCGGTCGCAGGTTCCCGAGTGCATTCCAGTCGTCCTGTTCGACCGCAAGGTATGCATCCTGCGCTGGAGGAAGTCATGACGGCGCGCGTCGCCAAGGTATCGGCTCCCGCGATGATTCTCACCACGCAGGAAGTCCGCAACCAACTGAAAGTTATCGCTGCACTCACCCGGTCGACGATGAAGGAAGTCATCGCCCGCCTGGTGGCCGAGGAAATGAAACGCGTCGCGCCGGCGGTGAAACCATGAACCCCGCGGCACTCCACTGTCTCGCTGAAGAAATGACCGCAGCTTTCAAAGGAGAAAGAATCGCCATGTCAAAGTCGGAACGCATCATCGAGCTCGCCGAGGCACAGTGGGTTGGCGTCCAAGAATCGCAGGACGGTTCGATCATCCTGTTCCGCGACCCGGTCACCATGTCAACTCTCGCTTTGCTCGAGCAAGGTCTAACCGTCTCCGGCGTCACGGCGAGGCTCGAAGCAACGCGGAAAGTGTTCGGGGGAAAGTCGTGACCGAACTGACTCCGAAACTCACCGACGCCGAATTGCGGGAGATGGCCGAGTGGATCGAAAAGACAAACAAGGGTGACCGCGAGTCCTTCATGCTGGCGCTCGCCGAACTTGCGCTCTCCCGTCCAAGATTCGATCACTCTCTCGGCCTGATCGCCGACGAACTCCACGGGCGCGCGCTATTCGAACAGTTCAAGAGCGGGGCAACCTGCGTGTTCTGCAACCATCCGGCGCACTACGGGAAACCGTGCGGGGTGGCGACGCCGTGGTGTTCCTGCCGCGGGAGGCTCGCATGAAATCCTTTAGCTTGACTGCGTTCTTTCCCGAAGTGAAGGCTCACCTGGCGTGGCAGACCGTCACGGTCCACGCCGGAAGTTTCGACGTGGCCGCGAGCCGCGGCCTCAAACAGATCCGCGCGCGTCCGGGCATTGCCGGAAAGCGCATCACCGAAGTACGGGTCACGATTAAGATGTCCGATACTGAGTTAAACTCTGTACTAGGAGATAAATCATGAAAGCACTTGCTTTGCTGGTTCTGGCGGTGATGACGGCGGCGGGCGCTTTAGCTCAGACCAGTCGTCCCACCGTGTTCGTCGAATCGAAGGATGAATTCGCGAACGACTTTTCGGCTGGCGTCATCCGAAAGAACGTCCCCGTCACTTTGACGGGAGATCGCCAACAGGCCGGCTACGTTGCGAAATTCACGTGGGCGACGAATGAAGGTTCGAAGACGCAAGGTGTCATGACCGCTCTGATGGTCGGCGTGTATATGAACGGTTCTTACGAACGCGTGTCGATGAGCATCACCGAGCGGAAGTCGAAGAACCTGATCTACAGCTACACCTGCCAAAAAGGTGGACGCCACATGCAGTCCGTCGCGGAGTGTCTCGCGAAGCACTGGAAGGAAACGCTGGAGAGCGGGAAGCTAAAAATGCGCGAATTCACGGACGCAGATCTGGCCGGCATTCAAGACGTGGAAGCCGAAACCGTTTCGGTGCGGAAGGCCAGCGACACGGTGCCCGCGCAGGTGACGGTGCATCCGGCGGCACCGATAGTCCAGGCTCCGCAAGATGCCTTGGATACGCCGCCAGAATCTGTAGCAGATGCCGCGCGTCGTTTGAAGGCGGAAAAAGCGGCGGCGCGGACTAAACCTCCTACTCCTAACGGAGGAAAGTCATGAAAAAGGCAATCGTCGGATTTGTTGTGTTGCTGGTGATCGTAGTCATCTCTGTCATGTACAAGGGCACGAAGGCGGAGATGCACGTCCAGGCACAGAAGGTTCAGGTTGCTGCTGAAACGCGCCCGCGCGATCTGCAGCTTCTGAAACATCCCAAAGTGCGCGCCGCTTGCGCCAAGAATCCCGAGTGGGAGATGGAAGCCTGCCAGACCATCGACCAGGGAGAGGTCTCGATTGGAATGACCGCCGAGCAGGTGCGGCTCTCGTGGGGGAAACCGGAAAGGATCAACGCCACGCTTTCCGCGCAAAGTCAGCGAGAGCAGTGGGTCTACGGCAAGCAATATCTCTACATGCACAACGGAGTTTTGAAGTCGATGCAGACGTCGCGGTGAGGAACGGAGTAGAATAGCCAGCACAGGGCTGCAAGCACATCCCCCCTCGCTGTTGACCCCCATTTTTTCAGTTTGTCCACATTGCTGCTCCCGAGCGCTACTCGGGGGCAGCCCCCATTGCCTGAACTAACAACTGAGTAAGTCTCTGGTACAGGTCCGCACGGCAAACAGCGTAGCGTCACCCTCAGTGCCGCCAATCATCCCCGATAACGTGCCGGATCATTTCCCAGCGGGCACGACTGTCAAGTTCACTCGTTCGCTCGATGACTTCGCTCCGACGGATGGCTGGCACTACACGATCTACCTGAATGGTCTCACCCAGAAGTTCAGCAAGGCCGCGACGGTCGTCGCCGGCATCTTCCAAATTGAATTCGTTCCCGCCGACACAGCCTCTTTGAATCCCGGACCCTACCGCTATGCCGAGCGGCTCGTGAACGACGGCACGACCGATTCGACCCTCAATGGTGAAACCTACGACATCACGGGCGACGAGCTCGTGATCAACATCGAGCCGAACGTGGCGAGCGCCGCGGCCGGCGTGTTCAACACGTGGGAAGAGAAAACGCTCGCAGTGATTGAGGCCGTGCTTTCCGGCAGGGTCACAGCAGACGTTCAGGCGTACCAAATCGCCGGTCGTTCCGTCACCAGGCACACGTTCGCGGAGCTCCGCACGATGCGCGGCGAACTGAAGGCGGCGATCTGGCGCCAGAACAATCCTGGCCAGCTCGGCATCCCCTACCGCGTGGCGTTCCCGCTCGAGGACGAAAGTCCCAACTATCCACCGACGTGGCAGGACGTCACTGGCTTCGACCGATGAAGCCTCCATCCTGGTTCCGCCGGCTCTCTTCTTTCTTTTCCGGCAAGCGCGCGACCACCGTCTTCAATGGCGCGATGGGCGGCCGGCTGACGATGGATTGGGTCGCCGCGATCTTGTCCGCCGATCAGGAAATCAAAGGGAACATGCGGCTGCTACGCGCGCGCGCGCGCGAGCTCTCGCGAAACAATCCCGTCGCGAAGTCCTACCTGAAGATCCTCACCTCGAACGTGCTCGGAGAAAAAGGCATCGGCTACAAGCCGCAGGTGCGCAACAACGACAAAACCCTCAACACCCCGTTCAACGAAAAGATTCAGGACGCGTGGAAGGATTGGGGGAAGGTCGGGAATTGCACCGTCGACGGCAAGCTCTCTTTCCGTGGCGTCCAGACTCTCGTGCTGAAGAACGTCGCGACCGACGGCGAGGTGTTCGTTCGGAAGGTCCTCGGATTCCCGAACAAGTACCGCTTCGCGCTGCAGGTGATCGACGCCGACCAGGTCGACCATCTCTTCAACCGCTTCTCCGCGAAAGGTGAGAACGAGATTCGCATGGGGATCGAAGTCGACGAGTGGGGACGTCCGGTCGCCTACCACGTCAATGAGAGGCACCCATCCGACCTCGGCGGCTCGCTCGTCCGCACGCGCATCCCGGCGGACCAGATCCTCCACCTCTACGATCCCGAGCGTGTGAATCAAACCCGCGGGATCACCTGGTTTCACCCGTGCATGTTCGAGATGCGCATGCTCGGCGGATACGTCGAGGCGGAACTTATCGCCGCGCGCACGGGCGCCGCGAAGATGGGCTTCTTAGAGTCCACCGATGCATCCGCGTTCGTCGAACCCAATGCCGACGCGAAGTACCGCATCGAGGCACAGCCAGGGGTCATCGAGCAGATCCCGCCAGGTCTGACGTTTAAGGCGTGGAGTCCCGACCATCCTGCGTCAGCATTCCCCGCGTTTGTGAAGGCGATGCTCCGTTTCGTCTCCTCCTCGATGGGGGTTTCCTACAACGCGCTCGCGTCCGACCTCGAGGGTGTGAACTATTCGTCCATGCGCTCTGGTCTGCTCATCGAGCGCGACCAGTGGAAGATGCTGCAGTCGCTCATGAAGGAGCAGATGCTGCAGCCGATCTTCGAGCCGTGGATCTCGATGGCGCTGCTCTCCGGCGCTCTCGTGCTCGACTCCCGCGATCCCGCGCGCTTCTGTGCCGGCAAGTGGGAGCCGCGCGGATGGGCTTGGGTCGATCCGCTCAAGGATGTGCAGTCGACCATTCTCGGCATCGGCGCGGGTCTCACGTCACGTGACGCGGCGATCTCCGAGCAGGGCGGCGACGTCGAGGAAGTCTTCGAGCAGCTCGCGGAAGAGGACGAGCTCGCGAAGGAGTACGACCTGCAGCTCACGATCACGGCGAAGGCTCCGGTCGTCGACAAGGGTCCGAAGGATCAGGTGGTCGAGGAAGACAACCCGGATGCAGCCGGCGCCGATGACGCCGAAAAGAAATCTGCGGCAGGCGGCCGCCTCATTCCACTCAGGGGGAGCAAATGAACCCGACAGAGAAACGTGAGAAGGAAAAACTCGGAGCCACGCTCCCGATGCTGACGAGAGAGTTCGAAGTTTTGGAAATGGTCCCCGTGGCCAAGCGGGTTCTGACCGACGCGGACCGCGCTGCTCGCGAATTGCGCCGCAAAGCGAAGGCCGATGCCGGCGAGAAGCCAGATCCAGAGGACGAGGACGAGGAAGACAGTGGGGCGGATCAGGACCGCTTCGACATTTCCATCTCTTCCGAGTTCCCCGTGGAGCGGTGGTTCGGGAAGGAAATCCTCGACCATTCGCCCGAGGCCATCGATCTCTCCCGCGCCAAAAAAGGTCTTTCGTTCCTCGATTCACACGACGCGAAGTCTGTGATCGGCATCGTCGAGAAAGCGAAAGTCGGCGACGACAAGAAACTTCGCGGCGTGGTCCGGTTCTCGCGGAGCGCTCCCGCTCAGGCGATCAAGACGGACATCAAGGACGGCATTCGGCGGTTCATCTCCGTCGGCTACAACGTAAGCGAGTACACGCTGGAGAAGTCCTCAAAAGAGGAAGGCGAAACGTACCGCGCGACGAAGTGGACTCCGATGGAGGCGAGTTCGGTCGGAGTTCCCGCCGATCTTACCGTGGGCCACGACCGCAAGGCAGGAGACAGGCTGTATCCAGTTTTAGTTCGCAGTGCTAGCCCGGCTTTCGAGCCGAATCTTAAGGAGGGTACCGTGCCAGAAATTACCGTAGCAGATTCACGGGCCGCCGGCGCTGAAATTATTCGGCTCGGCAAGGTCCACAAAATCGATCAGGAGCGCGTGGCGAAGGCTGTAGCTGACGGCGAGTCCGTCGATGCATTCTCGCGATTCGTTCTCGACGAAGTCTCCAAGCGCGGCGCGCAGCCGCTCACGCAGCCGCCTGCCGAAAAGCAGGACCGCGTAGACCTGACGGAGAAGGAACAGAAGGAGTACAACCTGGCGCGCGGAATCATGACCGCGGTCCAGAACATCGAGGCGGCCTCAAGCGGGACTGCGTCGCGCCGCGAGAACTCTTTCGAGATGGAAATCTCCGAATCCATCGAGAAGGACTGGAAAGGCGCGCGTCACGGCGGTTTGTTTGTGCCTTGGAGTCTCCGCCACGCCTGGACGCCGGACCTGCAGAAAAAGTTCGGCGACCAAGTGAAAAAGCGCGCGGGTCTCGACTCCGCGACCTCGACCGCCGGCGCCGAGCTAAAGTTCACCGAGCCGGGGGAGTTCATCCAGTACCTCTACAACCGGATGCGCGTGAAGGAACTCGGCGCTCGCACCATCTCCGGCCTCCGCGACAACGTCTCCTACCCGAAGCAGACTGGACGAGCGACCGGCTCGTGGGTGGGTGAGAATCCCGGCTCTGACGTCGCGGACTCCGCGCTGACGCTCGGCTCCATCGCAAGTTCGCCGAAGACCTACCAGTCTTCGACGAGCTATTCGCGGCAATTGCTCGCACAGGCCGTGATCGACGTCGACACGCTCGTGCGCGAAGACCTCGGGCGCGATCTCGCGCTCGCCGTCGATAGCGTGGCCATCGTCGGCGGAGGCTCGAACCAGCCGACAGGCATCGCCGCCACAAGCGGCATACAGTCCTACGTCATGGCCGCGGACGCCGGCAATGGCGGCGCTCCCGCGTGGGCCGACATCGTCAAGATGACCCGGCTGCTCGAGGATGCGAACACGGACCAGCTCGGGGACGGCGCCTGGCTCACCACTCCTGGCCTCAAGGCCACGCTGAAGGGCATCGCGCGTTTGGCGAATACCATCGGCCTGCCGATCTGGTCGGAGGACAACACCGTCGACGGCTACAAAGCGGTGTCATCGAACCAGGTCGCGAAGACCGCCACGAAGGGCACGAGCGGCGCGACTCTGCACACGCTGATTCGCGGCATCTTCGAGACGATGGTGATCAGCACGTGGGGCAGCGGGTTCGAGCTCGTGGTCGATCCCTACCGGCTGAAGAAGCAGGGCATGATCGAACTCACCACGTTCATGCTCGTCGACGTCACGCTGAAGTACCCTCTGGCGTTTGTCGTCGCGAAGTACGTCATCAGCTCCTAATTTCTTCCCGCGCTCCGGCGCGGCGTCGCGGCGAGTGGGCGGAATCCGCTCACTCGCCGCAGAAAGCGAGGACTGCAGCAATGGAAACGAACGACGAAACAAAACGAGATGCGGGAGAGGCAGTCGACACAAGGCCGGAAGCGAGCCGGGACGAGCGACGCGGAACGCGCCGCATCAGGCTCCTGCGCTCCATTCTCTTGGGCGCAGAACACGCCGAGGAGGGCTCCGTCCACGAAGTCTCGCGCGCGCTCGCGCATCGGCTCATCGGAGAAGAGTCCGCTGTCGCCGAAGACGGCGGCGAACCTGGCGACCCCAACAGGGCGACGACGGTCAACCGGATGGAGCACGCCACGAACCGCGAACCCGAACCGCGGCGCATCTCCGGTCCTGCTACGAAGGTTAAGAAGTAAGCAATGCCGACGCCGTCCACTGCCCCCGCTTTCGGTGACGCGGATATCCCCGCCCTGATGAAGGACATGGGTATCGCGATCACCGTCGGGGGCGTGGCCGGCATCGGTTTGCTCGACGAAGCGGACCAGATTCTCGTGCAGGACGTGAACCGCGGCGAGGTGGTGGCCACGGCGACGACTGTCACGATTCAGACGTCCGCTTTTCCGGGCACTCAGATAGGGCAAGCCGTCGTTGTCGCGGGAAAGAATTTCACGATTCGAGAGCGGCTCCGCGATAGCGATGGCGGGCTGACGAAGCTCTTGCTCGGAGACGGTCCTCCGACTGTCGCAAATGCCGGCATTGGCGGTGACGTCATGAACGTAGTCACAAAATCGAGCAACTACACCGCTGTGGCGAACGATTTCGTTCTCGTTGATTCAACTTCCGGGCCGGTCACGATCACGATCCCGTCGGCGGCGGCAAACGCAAATAAGCGCATCTCCGTGAAGAAGATTTCCTCGGACGCGAACATGGTCACGCTCGCGCGGTCCGGTTCTGACCTTCTCGAATTCGACACGAGCATCACCTTCTCTGATCGTGGAGTGGCGGTCGATCTGATTTCCGACGGCGCTTCTTCGTGGGATCTGTCATGACATACATCCCCGGCGGATCGACGGCAGCGAATCAAACCACGGAAAATGTCGACCTCGCTTCCATCGACTCCAAAACTCCGGCGCTCGTGAGTGGACGCGTTCCCGTCGACCCGTCCGGCGTTACGTCTCCAGTTTCGGCGGCATCTCTCCCGCTTCCCACTGGCGCGGCGACGGAGGCGAGTCTCGGAACTGACGGCGCGGCGCCGCCAGTGATTGCAGGAACGGGCATACGTGGATGGCTCCGGGCGATCTACGACAAACTGGTCGCAGGCCTCACTGTCACCGGCACGTTCTGGCAAGCCACGCAGCCAGTGAGCGGCACGGTCACCGCGAACGCAGGGACGAACCTCAACACGTCGGCTCTCGCGCTAGAAGCGGGAGGAAATCTCGCGACGGTTGCGGGCGCGGTCACGGCGGCGAAAGTTCAGGTAAATCAATCTCA